TCTTCTTCTTCTGAGTAGTCTTCATCTTCGTCCGTATCGTCTACAACGAACCCTTTTAAATTACCATTATCATCCGCATCTTCGTCGTCCTCATCATATTCATCATCCTCATCGTCTGAGCAAAAGTCTTCGTCATCTGTTTGTAAAACATCGTAATCGGAGTCGTATTCATCTTCCTTATAATCATCTTCCACTTCTTCGAATAATTCTAATCGTTGTGGTACTTTAGAAACTCTCCCCGAGCGTGTTTTTACAACAGAAACCATCGTATAATTATTAAATATACAATTCTTTTAAGTATTTTACTCACTTTCGTCCTGTAAAGTAGCATATAATTCGTCAAAATTTAGTTTTATATTACTAATAATGATATCTATATCTTCTAAAACACTAGTATCACCAGAAACTGAACTGAGTGCTATTTCATCTAGATTTGATATAGATCTATTCATTAATTTTTTAGATAAAATTGTATTCGATCTGTATTCGAGAGCCATTTTAATATTTTCTATGAATTCGGCGTGAATAGACGGGTTTAATCCTGAATATTTATATGTTTCACGTATGAGTTTATGAATTTCTATAACATTATTCTCTTTCGTTGACACTAGAGAAGATGCGAAGTATATAACAACGGCTAAAACAATTACTGCTAGCATTATATTCTATAATTTATCTACTATTTTTTTATCCAAATAATGTTTGCGGTTTTCGCAATTGCACACCTGTTCAATTTTATTTTTTATGATTTTGAACATGACATTACTTTTCTTACAATGTATACACGTGTAATTAGTTCGAGCTGAGTATTCTTTTATTTTTGTTTTGGACTTTGTCTTTTTCATTTCTATTTTGGAAACTTTAAAATCATCGTCTATTTTTATCATATTTTTCATTATAAAAACTGTAAGTTGATCGGTTAGATTTAAATCGTATTGTTTTATTTCTTCTTCTTGTTTTTTCTTGGTGAATTTCATATTAGTCGGTGGTACATACTTTTTAACACCGCCTTCTTTATACAAACGATTTATAATATTAGGTGGTAATTGATGTCTTTTACCTGTAAAATCTTTACAAAATCCGTAATGTCTTATTATATCAGTTGTAGAAAAACACTTTTGTGCTATTGTTTCTCCTAATATATGAAACCATACATGATTAGAATTATGGTTACATTTTTTATTTTCGCAATAGAAAGAATTTGTTGAAACGAGGAAGTTACCATTACATTCAAACATTTTTGTAACACGTGAAGTTGTCTGTCCTTCGAGATTTCTATTTATAAATTTTTCGAGAAGTTGTAATACTTCTTGATCTTTAAATTCGTTTTTAATTTCATCCGAAAAAGAATTCTCTTTATCATTTTTATCGTAATTTATAACTGCCCCTTCTATTATAACAGGTGTTGTGCTTTGTGTACGTATGGTTGCCATTTTTAACACTTCGATATCACCTTCCCTAGGATTTTGTATTTCTTGAAGTACATGAAAAGAAGATTGTTCGTGACCACATTTAAAAATGAATAATGGTATGTATTCACCTTGTATTTCTTTCCCCGTATTGTTACACTCTTCACATCCTTTTCCCAAACATTTTTCGTGTTTACCTTTTTTATGTGAGTAAGGCATTCTAAAACCACTACCTTGTGCTTTTGTATCCGAACTTCCATACACGGCTAAATCAACTATATCTGACCATTCTTTACTTCCATCATAAATGAAAAGTGCGTTTATGACGTGTTCTCTGAGTGCTATTGCCGATGATTTATTTACTACAAAATCTGGCCAATTTATATGAACACCTGATTTTATTAGATCCTTACACGCGGGTTTTGGTTCGGCCACTGATATTAAAGCATTACCACCACCATGACTTTTAACTATACCACATATTAATTGACATATATCGAATATTTCACGTATTTCTAATTCTTCTTTCGCTTTGTGATCGATATCGATAAAAAAATTATAATTTTCGGTCTTTTGTTCGACTACGAATATTTTTTCGTCCGCTTTATACGCTTCTATACATTTTTCATAAAAAAAATTCAATCTATCAAATGGCACGGAAAGAACACCGCCGTCCATGAGCACATGTGATACATTGGAGTTGTTTAAGAACCCCTGTTCCTTACACCATTGTTTAAACATGATGTATACTTATAATTCATTAGTTTTATTTTTTTATATTCGTTCATTCATCGCTATCGTAGTGATGTCGCCATATTGTTTTTCTATACGAAATTTCTGGATACTGTTCCTGTTCTGATAAAGTTTTTTTAAGTACCAAAAGTTCATAAACTTTATCGTTTTGATGAACTTCTAAATACCTGTTTGCTTTACTTTCGGTATATCCATGATGTTCAATTAGTATATCTTTTATTTGTGATAAAATATAGGCTTTAGACTTCATTATTTAATAGAGAAGGTTTTTCTATTAAGAGAAGTTACACACGTATAAAATTCGGGGTTATTGAGAACATTTTTGACGATCCTATCCCATTGTTTTTTTGTATTGAATTCTGTTAAGGTTTCAAAATTCATAAAATCATTTTCATCAAACGTTCTTTTAATTGGTAATTTTTGTATTTTTTTTAAATTTGTTTTTTGTTTTTCATCGTTAAACTTCTTAATGAGTTCGTTTTGTTCCTGTTGTGTATAATTTACGAAAAATATGAACACGTTATATTCTAATTCTACTCCTGGACTTTCCTTTACTGTAAACTTGAAAGTAGTATACTCACCTTTTTTGAGACTTATGACTCCTCTCGTTTCCTCTTCTAATTCTCGTAAGGCACATCGTATTGGATTGGGTATTTCTCTTCTTCTACACCCGCCAGTGACGAAAATCCAATCTTTGAATCTTCTATCTCTAACGGTAAGAAACTTCGGTTTAGAACCTGTAAAGGTTACAGGTATTGCAATAGCCTTGTATTTCTTCATTGCGCATTTGCAAGTTATAATTGAGCGAGATGATTATTCTGAAGAATCCTCTTCGCTTTCTTGATTTTCTTCATTTTCCATGTTCACTTGGGTTTCGTTTGTGACGTCATTTTCGTCATTTTTTGGCATTATATTGGAAATTTGTATTGGCCTGACTTTTGATAAAAATGAAGCCATTTTTCCATTCATACCCTTAACATCTTCCATCTCTTCCTTCGTGGTTTTGAGTTCCTTGTACATATAAATTGAAACAGCTATGCACATTATAACGGCAACTATCATTGCGGTATCTTTATCGAACGTAAACATTGTATATTAAATTTAGTAATTATGTTTTTAAGTTCGTATAATCGCGCCCATGTGTACACCGTTTTCCTTTGGGCAGTCATACCCCATTTGAGCAAATTGAATCTCCTGGTAATGTCCCTCTTTACACTCCGCATTTTGAGCGGGTTCTTGTTGTTTAGAGTCGACGAGATGATTCAAAGTTCCGGATTTAGGATCGTATGTAATAATAAAAATGAAAGCTAGTAAAAAAACTAATTGCCAGAACATTTATAATAAGTGGCTATAAAAAATAATTTAGTTCGAGTACATCAAACCACCCATACCGTTTTCAATACGGAGGATGTTGTAGTTGACACCATAAATGTCAGATCCATTGGTTTGGGTATCACTTACAATACGCGCAGAATCGAGTCTACTGAAGTTAAGCGACCCCGTTGGTTGGAGTTTGGACGTGTCGATACAGAATGGAACCAAAAGCGTAGAGATGTTATGGTTACCCTCAGAAACAGATGATTGTGTATGGTAGTACATTGGAATGGCAGTAAAGTGTGGATCGGCATCCTTGAAATCGGTAACATCCGTACCGTTGATTTGGAGCTTAATCTTGTTACCCGCAGATGTAAGATCGGACGAACCCGTTGTTTTAGCGACCAAGTATTTCATTGGATGGTTAAAGCTAAGTTCCTGGATCTTACTCGAAGATGCGATAGCTTTTTGTGTTTGTGTAATGATCATGTTTTGTGGCGTAGACGACAAGGCCGTACGTTCATCCGTATCGAGGTGGATGAATTGCGAAAAGCATTCCCATCGCGAAGAAGCAGCGTTGATTGTTCCCCACGAAATTCTGACTTCAACATCGTGGTATTGAAGCGCGACCAATGGGAGCGCGGATTGGGCGTTTTCGCAAAACGAAAACCTGAGTGGGTAGAATTTACCGTTTTTACCGGCAAAACCCGTCGTAGACTTAGTAAGGTTTTGGGACATAGTGATTGGCGCGAGATCTGTCGAGAATGTAGAATCTTGCGTATCAATGACTTGACCACCGATTAAGAGTTCAACTTTATCAATTTGAGCGGCTAAATCGGCGGCTGTAAATTCTTGCGCCGCACCATCCGAACCAACTGGTGTTAAGTAAACATAACCAAGCATATCACCTTTACGCTCGAACCTAACAGTGGACATACCATTAGACGATGGGTTGCCCTGGATAGTTTGTCTCTCGACAGTTTGGGCAAAGTTTGTGTGACGTTTATAGTTAGACCTAAAAAAGGAAACTTCGGGTTGACCGACGAGGTGCGCATCTTGGGCACCGATTGCGACGAGTTGGGCTATACCTCCAGACATATTTTATATTATACTAAGGTTTTTTATTTTTAAGCCTTACTATAACATGAAAGATTGGAAAAAAAGAATTTACGCTGCCGTGAATGAAATTGCGTTCATGTAAATATTCGCGTCTAATTTAGATACGGTCAAAAGACCATGACCGCTCTGGGCTATAGAAACATCGGTTGTAAACGCGATCTGATCTATACCTGCCGTGATTGTTTTTAAGACTTTTCTATCCGCCCCTGAAGCTAAAAGCGGTACTACGATTTGACCCCCGCTTGGTAAGTTTGTAACTGAAAGTATGGCGACGTCCGCGTCTATAGACGTGAGTGGAGCTGTACCGTAACTTTTGTTTTTACAATCTATTGCGAGTGTTCCTGACCCTGAAGTCCAAGTAGTTGCTATTTCCGTGTTTGTGAGTTGGAGGTTTTGTGAGGTAAGGTTTGAATCACAAAATACGTTACCAGTTACATTTACATTTGATCCGATACTGATACTTTTTGACGTCGTAAAGTTATTATCACCGTACGAAGCGTGTGGCCCTGTAAACTGGATAACGTTCGATGTCGCATTTGCGCCCGCGCCCGCACTCGCAACATCGTCTAAATTGAACGGTGACGCTGCGACGTGTAAAGCACCTATCGTAATGTGATCGGCCGAAATGTTACCTGTAACCGTGAGTACGTTAGACCCGTACGTGTTCATTGTAAGGTTTGATTCACCACTGGGTCCTGCCCATGGGGCTTTACCTATACTGACGTTAGCGTGATCACCCGAACCTTCCTCGTGTGTAAATTCCATGGTCGAACCACCTTGTCCCCCTGAATCGAAAATCTCACCGGTCGTTGTATCTATCGATAAAACGTTCTTTGTCGATGTAGAACCACCTTGTACTTCTGGGGAAAGTATTATTGCATCGTTTATGAAAAGATTACTCGTGTCTCCTGCGCCAGTAATATGAATATCATTCGCAAATTTAAGTTTTTTATCAGCTGCGATTGAAATATCACCCGCGGACGTTAAACCCGTGGTCGCGTTATTAAACGCGACTGTAACTGTTGTCGTTGCGCCCCCATCTGTAATAGCCTGTAAAGTCGAAGAAACATCCGCCCATTCAACTGCTGAAGCCGTACTTTTAAGAAACTTACCATCATTTACACCTAATTTTGCTAATGTAGTTGCACCCGTGGCGTAGAGTAAATCACCTGCCGTGTACGACGCGATGTTTGTACCCCCGTGATCAACATCGAGAACACCTGTAGTTATTTTTTCCGCATCGAGATTTGTTATATTTGAACCATCACCCTTGAGTGTCGCAGCATCTACTATACCCGTCGTGGTAACGTTACCTGCTGAAACATTACCACCTTCAACACTCAAAGTTATATATTCATCAGAGGTTGCGTTTGTAGGAACGATATGCGGATCGAGTGGATCGCTTAACGTATACGCGATAACATATTTCTTTTCGTCGCCCATAAATCCAGAAACAACGTTCGCGGTTGGTCGTGTCATTATCATACCTAAATCAATGGTATCGGACGCATTTGCGTTACCTAACTCGATAAGTGGATCGGCGATGGTATGATTTTTAGTATGTTGATACGTTGTGTTTCCTTGGACGAGTAAATTACCTGAAATTGTAAGGTTAGACCCAATGGTCATTGTATCTACACCATCGAATGTCAGTTTTGAGTCCGTTACTAATTGTTGAGACGAATTCGTAAATGGAATACGGTTAGCAGTTAAAGACGATGCTGTAATGGTACCAGTTAATGATGGACCAGAGAGTGTAGCGCCTGTTATTGTTGATGTCCAACTAGGTACATCAGTGTTTACTTGTAAAATCTGATTAGCGCTACCTATATCGAGTTTTTCTAACGAATTAGTTAGATCTGAATATAAAATTTGACCTTTCGTGTATTCTGTATGACCCGTACCGCCTTTATTTTCGGGTACGGTAGGTAAAACACTTGTTGAGAGCGTACTACCTCCAGCTTGTACTACATTAGACGCGTTAATATCGGCAAGATCCGAACCACTCCCTTCGAACGTGGCGGCCTTTATTTTACCGGCGGTCGTGATTGTTGTACCAGTATCTGTTAAATTCATAGACCCATCGGATTCTGCGGTCGTATTCCCGAGAACGGCATCTAGGGTTGTATCAACGGTTGACCATTCGGGTATATCACTAGACCCGAGTTTAAGATACTTACCAACATCTGCGTTAGAACCAGCGGGAGTGAGTGTTCCGAGTGCTGTACCTGTATTTTTACCATAAAGTATTGTACCATCTGCGTACGAGTTCTGACCCGTACCACCACTAGCCATTTGTATAGGTGAAGTTGTAGTAACCGAACTCGCTGAAATTGTATTAGAACCCTCAATTTTACCGTATATTGCACTAGTGGTATTGTCTCTTACAAATATATTACCACCAACATCGACGTTACTCGTTGTATGAATACCCGTGAGTGCGTTTGTAAACTGAACCGTATTGGATGTAATGTTACCTTGGTTTACGATATTTTCCATTGTAAGGTTCGAAAGGTAATACGAATCGCCTCGGTAATTTTGTGCGTTTACGTTACCGACCGTATCTAATGCGTATATCGAACCCGTGGGTACATTCATTTGAACTTGACCCTGGTTACCTATACTTATAGCGTGTGCGGGTGCGGTGTTTGCTAAACCAAGATTGGAACCTGTATAAGTACTACTGTGTATTGTTCCCGAAACTTGGATTTTATTATTAACACTTTCGTCTATATTGATAGAGGACCCCGTTGTAAATTTAGTAGACCGTGTTGTACCTTCAACGCGAAGTGTGTTCGTATCACCCGTTGGACCACACATGAAAACCTTATCTTTTACCGATAGGGCGTGTATGGGCGCACTATTGGCGACCCCGATATTCGATGTTGTTATGAAACCTGTTATTGCGTTACTAAACTGAACCGTATTTGAAGTAACATTACCACGATCCGTGGCAGATTGTAAAGTAACACCACCTAAGAGTGATGTAGGAACACTCGAATCAACAACTTCTTTCGTTGCCGCGGCATAACCTATGAGGTTAGAACCTGCTAATTCAGCAACGCGGAGCGGTGCCATATAAATGGAACCCGTGTTGGTCGCATTAATTGCGTTTTCTGAAGCATTGAATACGATGGTATTTTCAGCCTGGCTATCTGAAACGTGTTTACCAAACCGGATTTTGGTAGACCGTTCGATCGTAGGTATGTTTTTAACCATATTAATATAAGTATGTATTTTAATTTGCATAGATGAGACCAGCTAATCCATTATCAATCCTGAGTATATTATAGTTAACTGCGTATATAGGATCGGATATGTTTCGGGATTGACTGTGTATCTTTGCTGAATCTAAACGACTAAAATTGAGAGTTCCTGTCGGCTGAAGTGAACTCGTTGAAAGACAAAAACAGTATAAAAAGAAATCGGGTGATGTTACGAATTGTGTATGGTAATAATTTTGAACCTCCATGAAATGAGGTTTTCCCCACTTATAATTACCTATATCGAGTCCATTTATTTCTAGTTTAACTTTGTTATCCGCAGACGTTAACGCGCCATTTACAGTTGTATCCGAACACGCGAGGTACTTAACCGGGTGGTTAAACGTAAGTTCTTGTGTAAGTTCTTGGGACGGAATACTTTTTTGAACTTGTGTAATTAAAAGATCGTGTTTTCTGGAAACTATATTCCCGCGTTCTTCGTTATCGAGGTAATAATAATTCGAATAACATTCAACGTTATAGTTTCCAACTTGTGAACCCCAGTGAATACGTATTTCTACTTCATGATACTGTAAAGCAACTATCGGTAAAGCACATTGTGGACCTTCACAGAAGAAGAATCTTAGAGGGTAGAAATACGACCTCGCGCTCACACCCGGGTGTGTCCCGTTAGAGCTTTTAGAAACGTTTGTTGCGAATGTATCTATAGCTATTTTTTCCGTAAAAACTGCGTCTTGAGTATCTATAACCTGACCACCGATAAGTAATTCGACCTTATCTATGAGTTCACTCCAATCTTGGTAATCAAGTGCCTTTGTGTTATCGTCTATTGTAAAATATGTGTATCCGAGTAAATCACCCGAACGTGGGAATTTAACTGAAGACATAGCGTTATTTTTCACAGCTCCCTGTATCGTTTGCTTTTCGACGGATTGTGAAAAATTAGAGTGTCGCTTAAACGTTGAGTTAAAGAATGATATTTCCGGTTGTCCCATTATATGTTCATCTTGAGCACCAATGGCAATGAGTTGTACAACACCGGAAGACATTTATAATAAGAAAAGGTTAAAATTATAAGTACATAACGCCCTGAAATAATTAATAGGCTAAATTTCTTTTTTTGCAAACGAATTTAAAAACGAAAATGGCATCACCACACACAAGTGTATCACCAGCTTGGTCGTCTAAGTTAAAAGTTACTCTATCGAGTTTTCTGATTGGGTTATAATATTGTTGGATAATTGGATACTCGTTTCTAAAGAATACGGCTGTTTGACCGGATGAACCTCCGTGTATCTCGTGTTCGCACATAATCGTTCCAAAAATACCGTTAAGGTGGTTATCGGCATCATCGAGATCATTTTTCCCGCGTTGTGTAAAATGATTTTTAAGTTCTTCTATACCGATGTGTATACATCTCGTGGTATTATCGGTTGCGTTAATACTCGCGGCGAGTAGTTGTGCCTGAACAATATTTTCGAGTGGCGTTGGTAAATGAAGTGTAAAATCAGTATCGGAAGAAGTGTCTAGGTTATCGAGTATAACAGTATGATGTTCGTATTCGAAATCAGGTAAAGTGGACTGACTAGTCACTAAAGCCATTTATATATACTGGAGATTTTACTTCATCTTGTATCCCGCTTGCGCCGCGACCAACTTTTGGCCTTCGCAAATACCACCTCGACTATCCGAGTAGTACGATTTACCGAGACACTCTTCCTTAGACTCGAGGTTGAAAAGCGAGTCTTCGTTCGTCGTTTCGATATCGACTGGGCTGTAGTAGCTGGTTCTCAAAAATTGGAGAACACACAAAATCGCAAAGACGATCACGATCGCCTTGAGTGTACTTTTATTGGTAGCGTTAAGTTTCATTTGTAATTGACAAATATTTTTTTATAAAGTGCGTTAAAGAAATTAGAATAGTTTCAATATAAAGATTAATGGACGGTGAGATCATCCTTAATCGAGGTGACACGAATGTTATGAAATTAGACGATAACGAACAGGCCCTGATGAATGAGATTGAAATTGAAATTCCAAGACCTCAGCCTGTAAAAAAACAAATGCCAAAACCCATGAAAACACAGTTTACTCCACCACAAACACAAACTTTCCAGGAAGATATAGATTCTTTTGCGAATCCCAATAAACAAAATCAACCTACAGCCCCTCCAGCAGAAGAACCAGTTGATTACGGAGAATACGAAGCTGAAGACCCCGGGTACGATTACGGCGGTGGTGGTATTGGTGGTATGAGCGGTGGTCCGTATATGGAAGAGGAACAACCATCACCTGGGTATAAAACAATAGACGAAGAGAAGGCCGATCTTGTAAACAAAATTGGTCGATTAGAAAAGAAAGGGTTTACGGTAAACAAACGTTTAAACGCGTATTCACCTATAGATGAACTTAGAACAGAGGTTAAACGAATTACGTATAGTATAGACGTCGATAAATCCATTAAATTTTCCAGACGAATGCTTATCGCATGTACCACTGGTTTAGAGTTTATGAACAAAAAGTATAACCCGTTCGAGATTCAACTCGACGGTTGGTCGGAAAACGTCATGGAAAACGTCGAGGATTACGATGAAGTATTCGAGGAGTTATACGTGAAATATAGATCTAAAATGCACGTCGCACCAGAAATTAAACTTATAATGATGCTTGGTGGATCAGCAATGATGTTTCACTTAACGAATAGTATGTTTAAATCGGTCATGCCAAACATGAACGACGTGATCAAACAGAACCCAGAACTCGTACAGAACATGATGTCTGCGGTTCAGAATACGGTTCCAAAATCGCAACAACAATCAGGTGAAACTGTGGATGCGAACGGACGACGCGAAATGCAAGGTCCAGGTTTAGACATTTCGAGTCTCATGGGTAATATCATGATGCCACCAACACCGCCAATGAGTACTACGAGTATACCACCGAATACTAACGCACCAGGTGACGATGACGTAGACGACGATATTTCGGATATTGCCGAGGGTGATGTTGCGAATACTAAAGACGAAAAAGAGGAAGGTGATAATGAAGTGCGCGAAGTTAAAGTTACCCAGACCAAATCAAAACGGGGTGGCGGGAAAAAGAAAAAGTCGGTCGAAATTAATTTATAAACAATAGTATAAATGATAGGGTATTGTCCTTTAGACGAAGATCCTATTGAGAGACCCCAACGTCAGGAAGTGGTCGCTAAACCCCAGGTTACTAAACGTAAAAAACGTAACATTTTGGGTGAAGACGATACCGAATGTAATTACGTTGTCATGTTCTTTATAGCGGGTGTTATAGCACTCGCGATCATGGACTCACTTCCAGGTAAAAAGTGAAGTAAACCATCTACCATCCTGCGTTTTCCAGCATGGTAAATGTGATTTTGTTTTTTTTTA